CATCCCGCTCGGCATGGTGCAGAAAGTAGTGATGTTGGGCAACCCCCAATTTGATGCTTGACTTTGTTACACCCCTCCTGTACGGTGAACAGGAGAACCACACAACTTAGAGAAAGGTACCGTAATGCTTACGCAAATCGCCAAGCCAACGCACGGCTCACAAGAATGGTTGAACGCCCGTTGGAAGAATGAAAACGGGGAAGCCCGCATCGCAGCCTCAGCATGTGCAGCAGTCCACGGACAACACCCATTCGTCACCATCGCAGACCTCGCCACCGAACTCTTGGCAGAAAACCCACCACAACCCAAGGCACCGAACTCTGCGATGCTGCGAGGCACCACCCTTGAAGCACCTATCCGTGACTGGGCAGCCCAACTCCTCGGGCATCCGTTGAGGGAACCAGAAATCCTGTTCTGCTACGACGAACCAGGCGTACGCCTCATCGCCACCATCGACTCCATGTCCGAAGATGGCAGAGTCTTTGAGCAGAAGACAACGAACAAGGTGTGGCGCGGGAAACTTCCCGACTACTGGTATTGGCAGGGCGTACAGCAAGCCATCTGCACAGGCGTCTCAGAGATTACGTGGGTCATCTTCGACTCCACCCTCGACCTTCACTTCCATGTCCAAGGGGTATCAAGTGACGAGAAGCAGAACCATATCGACGCCTGCCGACAGTTCCTTGCTTCCATCGACATGGGCATGATGCCCGACGGTGCGGTCATGGAATACCGTCACGTTGCGGAACGATTCCCTGAAGGCAAAGAGGGAGTCGACGGTGCAGTGGAACTGCCACAGGATGCGCTCGCTTTGCTTGAGCGCTACCAGTTAGCCAAGGAACAGAAGGCTCAAGCCGAACAAATGGAAGACCTCGTGAAAGCACAACTGTGTGAGATGCTCGGCACATCCGAATACGGGATGATGCAAGACGAGTTGATTCTCACATGGAAAACTGCTGCACGTTCATCGTTCGACACCAAAAAGTTTGAGGCAGACCACCCTGCCCTCGCATCTAAATACAAAAAACAAACAACGTACCGCACGTTCCGTGTGGTCGGAAAGGATAAATAGCAATGCGATTCAACCTAGATAATTACGAGACAGTAGAAACACGGTTAGCGAAGTTCTGGGCACAGTTCCCGAACGGGCAAGTGTTCACCGCTATCCACCACTACGACGACAACAAGGTGGTGTTCCGTGCAGAAATCTACAAAGACATCTCAGACCCACGCCCTGTCGCAACAGGGTTCGCAGAAGAGGTACGGGACTTGTCGCCTGTCAATAAAACATCTCACGTGGAAAATGCAGAGACCTCCGCAATCGGGAGGGCGCTCGCCAACTACGTGTTCCAATCCAAGACCGCTCCACGTCCAAGCCGTGAGGAGATGACCAAGGTGGCTCGCACACAGGAAACTAAACCTGTTGCGCAACCATCGGCTGATTTCGTTACACGTTTCCGCGAAGCGTGCATCAAGAAAAACCTTGACCCGAAAACAGTAGCGAAGTCTGCTGGTGTGGACCTCACCAATGTGACCGACGCTGACGCACCGAAACTGCGTGACGCGTTCAAGTCACTATCTGCCACCACCCCCGCGGAGAAGGTGGAGGTTGCACAGTCACAAGTCTCGTCGTTCCTTGACCAGGTGTATGACGCGTTCCCAAAAGCCAAGGTTGAAGAAACCCTGCAAGTAAAGAACCCTGACGACCCAGCAACGTCGGGTCAGATAGGCAAGATTCGTGCCATGCTTTCAGGCAAAGGCTTCGCTTCCTACACCGACAAGTTGGAGAAGGTGCAAGACATGTTGAACAATCCGAACTTGAAGAAGATTGAGCATCTCACCAAGGGTGATGCGAGTCTGGTTATCAACATGATTGAGGAAATGAAGTGACCGATGACCGCAAAGGGTATTGTGAGGGCAATACAGAAAAATGCTCCGTGGAACAATGTCCTTTGTTTGGCACTTTGGGTAGAGCCGACAGACAAGGGAAGCGACGCATCCGAGGATGTGGCGACCCGTCTGCTCGCGGTCGTCGCAATAGAACAAAAGGCGATTCGAAAGCACGTCGCGCCCGCAAGAAGTTGGGGTTGGGTGGTCACCTTACCCGTCACGAAGAAAATTGGGGTGGCGCTTTTCGTACCGAAATCAAAGCAGGCATACAGGTCGGTCCGATTGCTACACGTTTCCAGTTGGCAAAAGCACAGTCTGATGCCGCGAAAGCGTTGGGTGACATACGCCCGTTCATAATGGTTGCCATGCCTGATGGCACGACTGATGGGATAGTGTTGATGTCACTGTCCGAGTTCAGCGAATTAGTGACGCTGCTTACCACCCCCTAACGAAAGGTGATGCTCATGGAATGGATACCAAGGCTCCTTGCCATAACCTCAACCACCCTCGCCCTGCTCGCGTTCCAAGGGGCAGACAAACACACCCCCTCCACCCCTACCCCCACCCCCGTAACGACGCTTATAGAGGCTCCTATCGCGTCTGAGACAGTACGTACGACCTTGCCTCCCCCTCCTGCTGATGCCCACTGCCCGCAATGGTGGGCATTGGCACGGGAGGCAGGCTGGACAGACGACCTTCTCCCCACCCTCGACTACGTGATGTGGCGTGAGAGCCGATGCCAGCCCGAGGCACACAACACCACCCTCAACCGTGACGGCTCAGCCGATGTCGGTCTCACCCAAATCAACGACCGCTCATGGTGCCTCGGCACACGCTGGTATCCAGGGGGATACTTGCAAACTATCGGCGCACTGCCTACTGTTGGATGCGAACAACTGTTCGACCCATACCTCAACCTCCTCTCCGCGAAAGCCATCCATGACTACGCCCAACAAACCAACGGCAACGGCTGGCAACCGTGGAAACTCTAAGTACACCTACATGCAACTACTCAGCGAATGGAAACTCAATGACGAAGAACAGGAATGGAAAAAGGCTGCAGCCTGCAAAGGCGTGGAGCGAGATGTATTTTTCCCAACTATCGGATACAACCAACACAGCAAGGCTGCCATTCAGATTTGCAAAACCTGTCCCGTCAAACGACGATGCTGCGACTTCGCCATCAACAACAACATCGCGTTCGGCATCTGGGGCGGACTCAACCCGAACCAAAGACAACAACTAAAACGAAGGAGATTCAAATGAGCGACAACGAATCCATCTTCTACAGCGCATGGATAAGCGACCTGCAACGCGACCTCGACGCATTGCGTGAGGACAAACGAGAACTGCTCCGTAAAGTTGCACAACTAGAACAACTGGTGGCAGAATACGGACAGAAAATAAACAACCTAATACAACAAAGAGGAGATGAATAATGTCAGCGACATGGTACAAATTGAAAGATGAATCGTGGGGTGTGAAGATTCGCCACGATGGACAATCAGGTCAGCAGGTCGAAGTGACCAGCAAGAAAGGCGAAACCAAAACCGTGTGGCTTGTCGCTCGCATAGCGAAGTTCGATGACGCACAACTCTGGTCAGTGAGCAACGTCGCACCGCCAACTCGTCCAAACACATTGGACGAAGAACCGTTCTAAGTCGATGAACAAGGGGAAGTATCGCTACCCGACGCACCGCTTGGTGGACGAGTTCGCAAACTTGCCCGCATCAGAAGTAGCGGTGTTGTTCGGCGTTGGACGAAGCACTATCCACGTTTGGCGGAGTCCAAACTCCACCATCAACCAGTGGGATGCCGACCGCTATGCGGTAATGCTCGGCAAACATCCAGGCGAAATCTGGTCTGACTGGTTCGACATCGAAGTGAAGAACAGCGTTGGCGTGTGACCACTGCGGGACAGTGGAGAGAGCATTGACTCCACTGCCCCAGCATGTCCATGACACGTGCGAATGTCCATGTCACGCATACCGTATGGGTCGACTCACGGCAAGTGAAGACCGTTGGCAAAAGAAAACAAGCAAACGGAAACGCAAACCATGAAACGCACCTACCGATGCCCCGAATGTAAAAAAGAAATCACCCTACACATCACCCCATCTACCGAACCTGTGTGCTCAAACCCGCAGGTTCATACATCTCGACACATCCAAATGAAACAAGTAGTGTCGGGTCATGTACGAAGATGAATACCCAGACCCCGTAAACCTTCACCTCCTACAACAAGCACTCATTTCGTTAGAGCAAGAAGGAATACTCGAAGTTGTTGGCATCAGCGACAACGGCGAAGAAATGTATCAAATAACCGAGAAAGGACTCGCGTACTACATGAGCAATCAAATGGACTTCGACACTTGGGCACGCATCGGCTACGAATCAGGCTGGTGCTCACCACCCATGTGCTACACGCATGACGGTCTCCCGTTCACCGCAACCGAAGACGAAGAAATGACCGAAGGCAACGACCCCTGTATCCATGTCGTACGCCTCTATGAGACAGTCGACCAGAAGAAAGGGTGTGAGGCAAACAACTCTGCTGCCG